CTATTGGTCGAATGACTGCTTCAGAGACTCGCGCAGATGGTATATATGCAACCTTTAAGTTAAGTCGCTCTTCAGGCGGTAATGACGCACTTATCATGGCGCAAGAAGGATTAGTAACAGGCTTGAGTATCGGGGCAGAAATCCTTTCATCACAGCCATCAAAAGATGGACACACAGTTGTTTCATCAGCTCGACTAAAAGAAGTTTCTCTAGTAACTGTTCCCGCATTCGCGTCTTCAGAAATACTAGAGATCGCAGCAGAGGAAGTAATCCCTGTTGAAGAAAACCCACAAACAGAAAGCGAGACAGCTGTGGAGAATACTCCAGAGACAGTTGCAGCACCAGTAGAGGCAGCAGCAGTTGAAGCTGCTCGTCCTACAGTTACAGCAATGTATTACACAAACCCACGCATTAACCTAAATGTTACAGCAGGCGAATATGCTAAGGCACAACTAAACGCATCACGCGGTGACGCAGATGCTCGCGAACTAATGGCAGCTCTACAGGTTGCAACAGTTGCAGAGAACACAGGTATGGTTCCACCAACATACCTAAAGGATGTAATTGGTATCATCGATTCATCTCGTCCATTCATCGATTCAATCGAGCGCGCAGCACTTCCTGCTGCTGGAATGAAGATTTTTACTCCTAAGTTAGGAACACAGGCAACTGTTGCATTGACAGCAGAAGCTGCTGAGTTCTCATCAACAGACACAACAGTTACCTTCCAAGAAGATACAGTAGTCAAGTTCGCTGGAGCTGGAAAGCTAGATGTTGAATTAGTTGATCGCTCAGACCCATCATTCCTAGATTTGTATCTTCGTGAATTAGCTGCATCATACGCACAGAAGACAGATGCTTATGCTGCAAACATCGCTGCACAAAACTCAGCAGGTTCAACAGGCTCAACAGTCTATAAGTCAATTGCAGATGGTATTGCTGATTCATTTGGCGTAATGCGCCAAACACCAAACCGCTTGCTAGTTGCAACAAGTGGTGGAGTTAATGATATTGACTTCGCTGGACTACTTGGTGCAGTGGATTCAACTGGTCGCCCAATTTTTGCGGCGGCAGTTCCTCAGAATGCTAACGGCCTTATTTCTCAAGGTTCGACTGCTGGTACAGTTGCTGGACTTTCATTGGTAGTTGATCCAAACTACACAGGAAATGATGCAGGCTCTAAGTATGCACTCGTTTATCCTTCAATGGCAATGCGATTCCATGAATCAGGCATACTTCAGATTCGTGCAAATGTAGTTGCAAATGGTCAGCTAGAAATCGGTATCTACGGATATTGCGCAGTTGTAAATCGTTACCCAACTGCATTCCGTTTCCTAGCAGTAGCGTAATCTAGCAACACTCTAAGTCGCTCTGGGGAGTAGTAGCCCTCTACTCCCCAGAGTCTTAAGAAAGGAATGGGAATGGCACTTACAACAGTCAGCGAATTACGCACCACTTTGGGTGTTGGCACTCTATACACTGATGCTGTTCTCCAAGAAGTCTGTGATGCTTCAGACGCTGTTCTTATTCCGATGTTATGGACACCTAATCAATTCTCAGTTGCACATAGCAATGTACCTGACATCGGTACTCTTTATTTTAATGAACCTATTACAGAAGTCTTTTATGTCGGACAGTCTGTGACTATTACCAATTCTGGCACAAAATATAATGGCACTAAGACCATTACAGCAGTTGGTGAATACTCAATTAGCATGGCTACTACTCACACCACTACTGTTCCTTATCACATTATTGAGCCTTATGGCACAGTTGCTCCAGAGACTTACACAGTCTGGACAACAGATACAGCTATACAGAATGCAGCTTTGATGATCGCTGTCGATATCTGGCAAGCCAGAACCGCTACTCTCTCTGGTTCTAACCTTGTCGATTTCCAGCCTTCCCCTTATCGAATGAGCGCACAGCTCCTCGCTAAGGTGCGAGGATTGATAGCACACGCACTAGACCCTCGCTCGATGGTGGGATAATGCCAGTTGCTCTTACTACACTCAGAACGACACTAGCTAACGCCTTAGTCGATAACACTAAATACCAAGTTTTTGCATTCCCGCCTGCCACAGTATTAGCCAATTCAGTTATTGTGAGTCCAGACGACCCCTATCTAACACCTACCAATAATCAGCATATTGGCATTAGCCCAATGGCATCATTCAAGCTGATTATTACGACCCCACTTTTCGATAACGAGGGCAACCTCAATGGAATAGAAGATTTTGTATGTGGCGTGTTCGCCAAGCTTGCTGCATCTTCTTTGACCTATAATGTAAGCGCAGTCAGTGCGCCTAGTGTTCTCAATGCTGCTTCGGGAGACCTTCTCAGCTGCGAGATGTCAGTATCAATCCTTACGAGTTGGAGTTAATATGTCCGAGTGGGAACAAGAGAACGAAGCCTTCCTGAAAAAAATCGGGCAGGTTAGCACACCAACACCAAAGCCAGCATCTACTAAGAAAGACGAGGAATAATCCTAATGGCTGTATTTCTAAATAACAATGTAGGCGTTAAGATTAACACTGTTGATCTTAGCGACCATGTCACAGCAGTAACAATCAACCGTTCATTCGATGAGCTTGAAATAAGTGCCATGGGCGATTCTTCTAGAAAATTTGTAAAAGGTTTGGAAGCATCAACTGTAACCATCGACTTCCTTAATGACACAGCTTCAGCAAATGTTCTTGCAACACTTCAAGCTGCATGGGGAACAACAGTCACAGCTGTATTTTTACAGACAAAGGGAACAGCAGTTTCTGCTACTAACCCTCTTTACACTGTTTCAATTCTTGTCAATAACACTACAGACATCAATGGTGCTGTATCAGACATTGGCACACAGTCAATTACATTTACATGTAATTCAACGATTGCAGTAGCAACTACAGGCACATTCTAAACAACTAAAAAAGGGGCAGCTCATGGCAAGACTAAAAATCGTTCGTATAGATGGAAGCGTTATTGAGGGTGAGATTACTCCAGCAGTGGAGTACTCATTTGAGCTATACGCTAAAAAGGGCTTCCACCGCGCTTTTCGTGAAGACGAGATGCAGACTTCGGTGTATTGGTTGGCATGGGAAGTCACACGCAGATCAGGTGAAACTGTTAAGCCTTTCGGGATTGAGTTTATCGAGGGATTAAAATCCGTTGAGGTGTTGGATTCAGACCCTTTAGCTTAAAGCGCGATTATCCATTCACCTATTTAATAGCTCGCTTGAGCATTAGATTGGGAATCGCGCCACAGCAGTTATTAGATTTAGACCCAATAATGCTCCAAGCCTTGTTGCAGGGTCTTAAAGATGAAGCAAAGGAGATAAGCGATGCCAACAGAAGTAAAGGGCGCAATCGCACTTCGTAAGGCTCTAAAAAACTTTGCTCCAGACTTAGCTAAAGAAACTCAAAAAGAGTTAGGCAATCTCCTTAAGCCGATTACTAATAAAGCTAGAGGATTTATCCCTTCACAGGCTCCTCTGAGTGGATGGGCTAGAAGTAGTTCAACAGCTTGGGGCAGTGATCGTATTTGGAATACAGGAAAAGCCAAGCGCGGTATTGGATATAAGACCACACCATCTAGACCTAATAAGAAAGGCTTCAGAGCACTAGCTCGCATTGTTAATGCTTCTGCTGCTGGTGCTATTTATGAGACTGCTGGTCGCAAAAATCCTAATGGTCGCGAGCAGGCTCCTATGGCTAAAGTTGTGCGTGAGAGTCAAGCCAACTATGGCAAGATGATTCGTTCTGGCACTAAGAATCAATCTAAAAGCAATAACCCGCGAGCAGGTGCGCAATTTATTGAAGCGATGAATAATTATGGGCAGATAGTAGATGCCAATAATCAGACTGGTGCAGGTCGTAGGTCAGGCAAGATGAAAGGTCGCGCAATCTTTAGAGCATGGAAAGAAGATGGCGGGCAGACTAACGCAGCAGTTATTAAAGCTATTGAGAACTCTAAATTAAAGTTCTATGACGCTATGGGAGTCAAATAATGGCAGTTGATCCATCAGTAGTCATTAACTTAGCAGCTGAATACACTGGCAATAAAGCCTTCAAGCAAGCCGATACTGCTGTAGGAAAACTCAATAGCAATGTCAAGAAACTTGCAGGCACATTTGGTATTGCATTTGGCGCAACGGCATTAGTCCAATTTAGCAAGACAGCAGTAAAAGCATTTGCAGCGGATGAAGCAGCAGCCCTTAGACTTAACCGAGCAGTAGAGAATCTAGGCATTGGCTTCGCTAATCCTGCCATTGCTGACTACATTGATAAATTAGAAACTTCAGCGGCAATTGCGGACGACATTCTGCGTCCAGCGTTTCAGGGTTTGCTTACCACTACTGGCTCATTAACCCAATCCCAGAAACTTCTTAATGATGCAATTACTATCAGCCGAGCGTCTGGCATTGATTTAGCCACAGTTACACGGGATTTGGGTAAAGGTTATGTAGGAGTTACTAGAGGTCTAGTCAAATACAACTCAGGTTTGACAAAGGCTGAACTTACGACACTGTCATTCAATGAAATCTTGTCAGTTATTCTAAAGAGATCAGCTGGAGCAGCAGAAGATTACCTAACTACAACTTCTTACAAAATGGATGTTTTAAGTACTGCAACAGGAAAAGCTAATGAACTTATTGGTAAAGGCTTTGTTGATGCTTTATCTCGCGCAAGCGGTGGGACAGAAGCAAGTGATGCCACAATCTTCTTGGAAACACTTGCGGGTGGGTTTAACAAAGTAACCCTAGCTGCTGGTACTGCTATAGGAGCCATTCCATCACTTATTAAAAATGTTAAAGATCTTGGTAAAAGTATCTTTTTTGGTTTTGCAGGCAAACAAATTGGAGTCACTTTAAGCACACCCTCTAAAAAACCCATCCAATCTGGCTCTAACCTTAATAAATCAACAGCAACTACTGAAAACAAGATTGCCAAAGAAAATCTTAAAATTAACACTGCACAGTTAAAATTGGCTAAGGCTAAAGCAGTTTTTGATCTTCAGAAGATTCAGATTGAGGCTGCTCTCAAGGGTAAGATTTCAGAGGAAGATCGTATTCGTCTAAAGCTTATGCAGGCTATCCAAGATGAAAACATTAGCCAAATTGACACATACACAAAAATGCTCAGTGAAGTCCAAGCCAAGGTAACAATGCTTCAAACTACTTTATCTGAGGTTTATTCTATGGATGTCGGTAATCCATTCATCGCATGGGAGATTGGCCTAGACGGAGTAAAACGAGCTTTGGTTGAAGTTAATGGTCAATCCATTGCATTGACTAACACCATTGCTCAAAACTCTTTAGCTGCTGGATTAGCAGGCGGTGCATCTTTTGCACAGGCTTTATCAGGCGCAAGATACGCAGCTCAAGCAGCAGCATCTGCTGGAATGAGTGGTAATACTGGAGTAATGCCTCAAGTACCTACAGGCGGTAGTGGTGGTACTGCTGGTGGTGGTAGTACCACAGTTGTGCAAGTGACTGTTGAAGGTTCAGTCATTGCTGAAAATGACCTTAACCAAGCAATCAACAATGCTCTTGCTGCTTCAGGATGGGCTGGGTCAGCTATTGGATATAGCCGACAGGCAGTTATTACGGCTATCTAATGGCGCTTCCAGCAGAACTCACAGTCTCCATAAACTTTGCCAATGGCCCTAGTTATGGCATTCCCTTTACTTTAGATGATCCTACTAAAGGTATTCTTGGTACAAATGTTCTGGCTGATAACGCTGCTCTAATTATTGATTATTCAACATCTACAACCAATATCGGTATTCGCAGAGGTCGTAACCTATTGCAGGATACTTATGATGCTGGGCAGGCAACAGTTCGAATACTTGACCCTAATGGTGATTTCAATCCCCAGAACACATCATCTCCGATTTATGGCTACCTTCAACCAGCTAGAAAACTACGCATCTCTGCTAACTATTCTGGCACTGAGTATTACCTATTTTCTGGATATACAGCAGATTACCGATATACCTATCCTCAAGGCCAAGAGACTGCCTATGTAACTATCACAGCCTTTGATGCATTTAAGATATTCAACACCTCGGCAATTACCACAGTAACTGGAGCGGTCGCAGGTGAGACTACTGGCACTCGCATCGGCAGGATTCTAGACACAATCAATTGGCCTTCATCTATGCGTGATATTGATACAGGACAGACAACCTGTCAGGCAGACCCTGCAAGCTCTAGAGCAGCCCTTACAGCCATAAAGACATGTGAATTGACCGAGTATGGCGCTTTCTATTGTGACCCTGCTGGAAACGCTGTATTCCAGTCGAGAGATTTTACAGTTGCATCCATAGGCGGTACTCCAACACTCTTTGACCAGACTGGCACAGGCATTTCTTATACCAATGTCAAGTTCGCTTTTGATGACAAGCTGGTCTATAACCAAGCCAACATCCAGCGCACAGGCGGTACTACTCAAACTGCCAGCGATGCGACTTCTATCGATACTTACTTTCTGCACTCATACACCCAGCAGAATCTGCTCATGGAGACCGATGCAGTAGCTCTGGACTTTGCTAAAGCTTATGTGGCTTCCCGTAAAGATACGAGCATCCGTATTGATTCCTTAACCCTTGATCTAATGACTCCAAGTTATACGGCTGGAGTAACAGCAGCGCTTAACCTTGATTACTTTGATCCAGTCACAATTACCAACACCACAGATAGCGGATCAACAATAACCAAGACCCTACAGGTTCAAGGAGTCGCTCACGAAATAACCCCTAATTCGTGGATTACGACTTTCGCCACAATGGAGCCAATTATTGATGGCTTTATACTCGACTCGACATTATACGGTATTCTAGACACTAGCGTTTTAAGTTACTAAGGAGCAACTATGGCAAGCGGATTCCCATTCTCAACAGGCAATGTCCTCTCGGCTACAAACATGAATGGGCTTACTGCCTTTACTGTTAATGCCGATGCCACTACTGATTACACTGCTGTTCTAGCAGATCAGTATCAGGCTCTTATTTCAATGAACAAGGCCACCGCAATCGCATTTAAGATTCCTACTAATGCATCTGTTGCCTTTGCTGTTGGTACTGTTATCACAGTGTTGAATAAAGGCGCAGGTACTTGCACAATCAGTGCAGTCACTTCAGGCACTACAACAGTTCTCAGTGCTGGAGCAACTGCTGCATCTCCTACTCTTGCTCAATACAAATCAGCGGCTTGCATCAAGGTTGCTACAGATACTTGGTATGTTGTAGGAGCTATTGCATAATGCTCAATACAATTACTGCAGTTCTGAATGTTGGCGCACCATTGACAGTGAGCGTTGATTATTTGGTAGTAGGTAGCGGCGCAGGTGGCGGCGGTACAGGCGGCGGTGCTCCTAATGACTGGGGTGGCGGCGGTGGCGCGGGTGGTTATATCACTGGGTCAATGACGGCAACACCTGCAACCAATTACACAGTTACAGTTGGTGCTGGCGGTGCTATAAATACAGACGGCTCTAATTCTGTTTTTGATACTGTTACTCGTATTGGTGGAGGAGCAGGCGGTTATGGTGCAGGAGGTGGGCCACCAGGATCACCTTTA